GCCTCACCTCCAGAGCCAGAGCCACCAGTCAGAGCATTGGTCCCATTCACATATCCAGTCCCAGCTGTGGTCAAATCTCTCCAGATTAATTGACCAGTCACCTGATTCTGATTGCTGTGAATGTATTCCTGAACAGCTCTGTAAGTAGATAAAGCCTCATTGTATCTCTCCCACATTAGTGAGTGTGGAGAATCAACAACATGACTCAGCTCAGCTCTTTGTTTTACATTCCCATAAGGTGTCATCTGATTCATTAAGTCCCTTGCATATTCCCAATATATGAACCCCTTGAGCATCTCAAGGATTCCATCTGATTCAAGAATCTGATTCAATCTGTATCCATATAAACTGGACCCACTCAAAAAGAGTGACTTGTTCCAGTCCATATAAAATGGATTGAACACTTTTTGAAAGTTTGGACTCTTGGGAGTCTGAGGACTCTGAGCTGTGAGGTCTGCTTCAAAGGAATTCAAGAGGTCAGCTCCAAACAAATGGAGAAGATATCTCTCAGTATATTTCTCAATGTAGCTCTCAAGCTTGGTGTCATCATACATCCCAGTGCTGAGTTCGTACTTGTCAATAAAATCATCAGGACTCAATAATATCATCAGTCTTATTTTTTCAATTTACCCCATCCCCTTTTCAGGAAACCTTTGACCACTTCACCAGTGACCTTCCAGATTGCACCTTTGGGAAGCTTTCGATTCGTACCATTGGCTTCAAAGAGATAGGTTTCTGAGTCATTGATTTGTATTTCCAGAGTGACCTTGTCACCTTTCTTGGAATACTTTCCATCAATGTGCTTCCCATCCCATTCAACATCAAGATTCCCATCAGCATCTCTGTCTATTTCAATGTCCACTCTTTTAGTGTCAATATCAATGTCAAGGACCTTTTTCTTTCTGGTCTTCTTGGCTTCTTTTCGGTCAGCTCTTTTCTCAGCTCTGTCCTCTTGTCTTTCCTCTTTGGTTCTTCTCGTTTTCTTCTCCATTGTGTGCGTTCTTTATATTATTAAGGCTTCAAAATTGAAGCAACATCAGTGCTGATTGTTCCAACAACAAAAGCCTTCTTTTGGTTAGCTTTTACATAAGAAACCAGACGAGCCTCAGCAAGTATTGTCACCATGTTCTTAGTGAAGTCATCAGTGTCAAGTCCAACAGAAAGCTCAATATTGTTTCTGAATCGAACATTTAACTTTGACAAATCACCTACACAATAAGAATCTTGAGCCATATACGTTGAAGATATCACTCTCATTCCAGCAATTCTCATCTCACCAAGTCCATCCTGAGTAGGTAGGAACATAGGATAAGTATAAGTGTTGTCTGTTCCTTTAGTCAATTGCAATTTAGCAATGTCTTCAGGATTCATGATGACATGAGTAGGTGTGAAATTCTCACCTTCTATCTGAGCCATTACCACTCTTAACAAGTCAGTTATTGACGCATTCGGCACATCATTAGCAAAGGACCCAGCTCCAAAGACTGGAAGACCCATAGTGGGGTCAAGGAGACCATTGATTCCGTTTGCTGGAGCTGTGATTAATGCTGATTCAATTGACTCTCTTAATCCAGTGATTAAGTCATTGTCAATCTCAGCTCTGATGAAAGATAAATCCTCAAGCATCTCTTTTGACACTTTAACATACTGAGCAATTTTCTTCACCTCTTCAGAAACCTCTTTCCAAGTTGGTTCACCTTCTGTCTTTGCAAAACCTTCCTTAACAAAGTCACCACCTGAAGCCACCTCTTGTTGAACATAAGTAACAAATTTACCAGTAGTTTGTCCAGTGTTTGAATTCTCAAGGATTCCGTATCTCTTGCGAACCACTCGGTCCACTTCAGAATCAAAGTCAGTCAAAGCATAGTCACCACTATATGAACCAGTGATAGTTGTTGCTTTAGTTGAAAGATTTACCTTTCCACCTTTTTCCACTGCATCCTTGATTGTTTCAATGTTGTCAGCATAAGTCTTGAATAAACTTTCAGACAAGCTCATTGATTTCACTTCTGGAGTGATAGCTTTCTCAGACATTGCTTCAAGTCTTCCCTCGAATTTTGCAATGCTCTTCTCAATTTCTTGAGATTTTTCTTCAAGTGACTTGAGTGAATCAAGCTCACTCTTCAATCCAGCAACATCCTCTTGAGTAGGGACATTCTGCATCTTTTCGTTGAATAAGTTATCCAGCTTTTGGATGACTTCTTCAGTCTTTAGATTTGTGTTTTCTTCCACGTTTTCTCGTTTTTAAAAAATTAATTATTCACCTTCTATTTGTGCAATCTTTCTTTCAGTCCAGCTGAGCATTGCATCACCTCCCCAGAGAAGATATGAGATGGTCCCACAAGCTTTCTCATCAGATGGTTTGTAGTATGTTCTGGCTCTTGATAAAAAGGAGAAAGTCCTCTTTATTGTATCCAGACTCAATCCAGCTCCTGAGCTTATTTGTGAGGCTCTTATTTTTCCAGTTTGTGTCGCACACTTATTCCCCACTTCCTCATTTAACCGAATGCCTCTTTTTGCATTGTCTTTGGCTTTCTGTGGATAGTCAGAATAAGTCTCAGCTTTTGTGTCCAATTGATTCAACACTTGCATCCATTTCACTTCTTCAGTTGATGTTTGTGGCTCTTCAGGAATGGAGTGGACAATTGAATCCGACTCCTTCCCAGCAAGTACAATCAGCTGAGCTGTGATACGTTTGACTTTCATTTCTATTCCATGAAGTCTCTCATCACTTCCCTTCCCATTGGAAAGAGCTTTGATGCAGACATTCAATTCATTTTTGAGCTTCTCTAAAAGCT